TCCGGGTCCATCAATTGAAATTCAAATCCAAGGCTACCGCCTCTTGTAACTTCAAATTCCGGATCATCTGTTTCTTCTGATTTAAAAGTGGTCGTTGTACCATCTTCTGTAAGGATTTTAAAAGAATCCTCTAAGGTTTTGCCCAAAGCTTTAAATGTGGTGCCAGCACCACCATCTGCAGCAATATCAGCAAATAGAACTTCGGCAATTCCGTTATTAAATAGTCCCATTGTTATAGTTTTTTTTAGTTAAAAGCGTTCAGGATCACCCTGAAGTTTATATAGTTTGCGTTTTCTGTTGGTTCTTCCAGTTGAATATGATTTTCAACTGACAGATTGTATTTCTGGTTTGAGTAAACCTTTTCAAGTATTTCGTATACCTGAGAAGCTATTTCTTTTAGCCTTTTTTTGTTAGGAACTTGAACAATAGATCCACCGTTATTTACTGAAAGATTAGGTACATAACAGTTGACATTAAAAACACCATTTTGCATTTGTGTACCAGTCATTGTAAGAGAATTGATAACGATATCCTCGGTATTTGTTGTAACTCTCTTATCGACGTATATCTTTCCGGAGATATTAGGTTTTTTAGCGTTTAAAAGCTCTAAAATCCAGTCCTTCCCATCAATTACTGTCTTCATTATAATAGTTGTCTTAATAACAAAGGAACTTGTGTATTTGCCATCTGCTCAGCACTGGTTAATACATTTTTCCCGGTAGATTCTACGTAAAGAGCGTACTTCATTCCTGCTACAACTATCAAAGCAATTTCACTTTGTCTGCTTGCTAATTCTAAAGCCAGGTCTTTACCTATTTTTAACCCATCTTCTGTGGAAGTTTGCGTTTGAGCAGCAGTATTCTGAAAATTCACATCCAGTATTCTTCCATTAACAACTATTACATAGCCAATAGAATTTCTAAGGTTGGCAGTACGATCTAAGTAATTACCGTTTAGTCTAGCCTCATTAACGGCTCGCTCTCCTACATATCGAAGAACCCGTAAAAAAGAATTAGTGACATTTTCAGATGCAGCTTTGAAAACTCTATCTATATCACTCATTCTATGTCTTGGTACTAAAGCCATATCCTACAATTAAAAAAGTCTCTTCTAAAGTTTACTACCATCCCTTCCACCTTTATCAAGCCATCAGCATCTTTTACCCTAACCTTCAAGCCTTTGTTTATGTCAGCACAACTCAGTGGCAAATAAATAATTGAGGTGTGTATATAAAATTCACTGTCCTCAGTTTGTTTCTTTTGCGTATTACCTTCATCTCTACATTTCCCCCAGTCTTTCCACTCTTCTGTACCTACTGTCCATTCTCCGGTAGTTTCATCATAAACACTTTCAGCTTTATTGAAAACTTCAAGTGTATACGGGTACTGTGGTGGAATCATAGCCATTTCTTTGTAATGTCTTTAATTGTTTGGGTTGATGTTTGGTCCGGTTTTCCAAGTCTTCTGGCTATCATTTTATAATATGCCAGCATACCATTTTTATCATAGCTTACTGAATAACCGCCTTCGCTTACACTGGTTGGAGCAAATAGGACGTCGGGGAGTATATTGTAAAATAGCTTATCTGTATTTGTATTCTCGTTGTACTCGGAATCCGGATTAATACCAGCTTTTTGCATTTCAGCCTGTAATAACCGATCGGAGTAGACAAACGACCATTGTGACATTTTTTCTTTTACGTACTCCCCGACAGTCATTATTTTTTAGTTTTTACGATTAAGGTCTTCTTAACGTTGTTCAATGCCGGAATAGCGAATGCAGTTCCTTTGGTTGAAAGAATCTGCGGGTCTTCCGTTCCCCATGTCTTGATTAAGATGAATTCGTCTCTCACAGCTTTAGACATTTCTAATCCTGTTTTGATAGTGAATTCATCAGAAAGAGTGTGTTTAGTTGCGCCAAGAATAGGAGAAATAGAGAATGTTACGTTACCAGGCTCCCATCCAGTTAAAGCCGATCTGGTTCCAGTCTTGTCTTCTTTTTGAACAACAGAATTCCACACTTTGAAAGTTGGTAATCCTTTAGAGTTTAACTCAGCATTTACCTGTTCAAGGGTTACGCTTGGCAAAACAGTTGACTCGGAAACTGGAACGCCCAAAACGAACATTTTAACATTGATATTCTTTAGGATCTTGTTAAGCAATTTGCTTTCAAGGGTCATTGTAGAATATCTATATCCTAAATCCCCGGCTTCTTCTTGCCATGCTTCGATTTCAGCAATAGGATCAGCCGTTGCATCACTAGCCCAATCTTTTGCAGAAGAAACAGTTTTAACCCCATAGTTAAGCTTAACAGATTTAACGCCAAGGTTGTTATTGGATAATGTTTCCATTTTTCCCGTAGAAGCAAGCTGTTTTGCTTCGTATTCCAAACGTGCGTTTACTGCATCTAAGCAGAAAGGAGCATCTTCGTAAATCATATCAATCATTTGATTCTTCACGGATGCGTTATTTGGGAACTGTAAAGCTGCAGCTCTTAGTTCACGAATTTTGAACATGTCATATTCGTCTTTGTCTCTGGCAACTTCCTTTTTAGAGATTTGCCCCATAGATGTTTCTACGAAATCACGTCCTTTTCTGATTGCTCTAGAACCTAAAGCAACAACATCGGCCATTACTTTTGCTCCTGCTGCCTTCTCAATAGATTTAAAGTCAAGTCCTGTATTGAATTCTAACGGAAAGAACTCACGGTAATGCAATTCTCCTAATGGATAGGCATCGATAATCGCTTTCCAATCCGCTTCCTTGAATTCAGGGACTACATTATTAGCATTTATTTTTACTTGATCTGCCATTGGTTAAGTTTTTAGTGGTTATTAGTTTTTACCCTGATTACCAAGAAGTGAGTCTTGGAAGTGCTTTTTTAATTAATGCAACACCGGCTTGTTCAAGGTCTGGAAGAGCTTCCGCCCTGAATGTGGCTGCAATAGCTACAGCTACCAATGGAAAATCATCAATAACGATATCATGAGTAGTTAAGCCGATTGCTCCAGCCAGATTAGCTTCTGTAAGAGCTTCATTAATTACATTGAACTTCCATTCATCACCCGGAACCAAAACAGTTCCCGCAGGCAAAACACCGTCAGTAAATCTTGTAGATGCAGAAGTCTTATCTACATGTACTCCACCTGGATAATGAGCTGTGATTTCATCAAACACAACTTTCTGGAACCCTGATGGTCCTGATTTAGTTATTTGTTTCATTGTTGTACTTGTTTTTGATGTAATTCGCAACATCAGGAGAGATTTCTCCTTCTTTAGGTGTTTGACCGAATAGAGGAACATCTTTAGACTTTAGCTTTTCATTGCTTGTGTCTTGCAGGTACTTATCCTCTGCTTCTTTCACAGTAGTAGCAAATGCATCTATTTCGTCATCTTTCTCAAAGGTTTTCCCTTGAACATGAAGACCGTAAAATGATTCGTTTACTCCTAATTCTTTGAGTTTTGAAACTAGTTTTTCTGCATTGGTTTTGTTGACCTTTTCAGTTTGTAGTCCAGTAATGTATTCAGCTTGTTTATCAAGCTTTTCAGTCAGAGTTTTCGCCCATTCTGGAACATCTTCACCGCCCGTTGGCTTTGGTGGCTCTGGATTAGGAGTTGGCTCAGGTGTTGGATTTGGGTCCGGTGCTTTGCCTTTTTCTAATTCAGCTACTTTGGAAGCTAACGTTCGGTTTTGGTCTGCTAATGATTGGAATATTTTCAAATCATCTTCAACCCCTGCAACGGCAGTTTCAATATCCTCTTCTTTTTCGACCGACCTCGCTAATTTGTTAGCGATTCCTTTCAAAATTGTCTCGCTTAACCCTAAATCCTTGTATTTAGTTTTAAGCTGTGCTAAGATTTTGTCAAACATTGTTTATTACGAATTGATTGTTAATTATTTCTGTCGTAACAAATTTACTTTGACTATTATATTTTTAATTGCTTTTTATTTGCTTTTTAATTGCTTTTTAGTATTTTTGAACAGAATTAATACCATTTTGTTTTTATGAATGATTTCCTGAAAAAACGATGCGCTGATTTGACAGTTTTAGAAATATTGAATCTGGCTCACTTGAAGAATAAAGTCGAAAAACCATTTATAGATATGGCTCAATTCTGCGAGGTATCAGGAATGGACAAGAACAAAGTTCACAGGCTTTTAATACATGACTTATCTGGAGTACGCGAGCTTGTATTTGGAGGCTATGAGAAACATAAAAAATATAAGTCAGGTAGAAAGCTATGTTTTGATACTGGAAAGACTTTGGAATGGTTAAATAATAGAGAGTAAGCCGAAAATCTAAAGAGTAGGCACCATAAATACATATATACACCAATGTTTGTACTAAGAAGAATTTCAGGAGAAAGAATTGAAATGAACAAAGTAATCGGAGACGGCTACACCGTTATTGATCGTGAAAGTAATTACGAAGAGTTCAAAAGAGTTTTTGAGCATTATTTTGAAAAGAGACACTTTGCTGATTTAGATCCAGAGGGTGATAGCGATACAAAGAATTGCTATGCATTCGTAACACATGACTCTATCATCCAACCTCTTTACAAAAATCAGCAAAACTACATCATGTCTGAAAACGGAAAGACATTTTCAAACCTAACTTACAGGTAAGACTAAAAAAACCGCTTAATAGCGGTTTTTTTAGTCTTTTTTATATTTCTCGTTATTGCTACCAGTCTGGGTTATATATGATACGGTTACTTCTCCGTTTTCGTAGTTCTGCAATACAAATGTATCTGAATCATTCCTTCCATTTAAAGTATATGATGTTTTAATAGAGGCGTTTGTTGTAGATGTTGCAGGTGTAATCTGATAAGTTCCCGATTCATTAAAATCGTTCATTGAATTCAGACTATATGGCTTTCTTTGATAGGTTCCATCGGATTTAAAAATAAAATATGCGGTTGAATTTTTATCAGTAGCTGCATACCATCCTGAACTAACTTTATATGCACTGATATTCCATTTCCCAACCATTAAGTTTTTAATATAATTAGCATTCGTGAAGTCTTGTTTTTCCTGCACCTGCTCGTCTCTATTACCGGAAGAAGAGCAAGATGTGAATATTGTTCCCATTGTAATAGCTGAAAGGGATAAAACTGTAAATATTTTTCTCATATTATAAAATTTTCAGTGAAAATAAATGTTTTGATTCATATATAAAAACGGTTTCCCGTAAAATTCTAATCTTTTTTTAAAAAACCTACTATAATATCCTTTCCGTCCTCTTTTTTATAAATGGGAATATTTTCATTTTGATTTTTAATAAATAGTTCTAGAAAATCCACATTTAAAGCATTCGCAATCTCCTCTAATCTTTTTAAAGGAGGATTCCCGTTTTCATTTATTGAAATTGATAATCCTGTTTCTGTCATATTAAGTCTTTCCGCTAATTCTTTCTGTGAAATTCCTTTCTCCTTTAGTAATTCTTTAACTCTTAGTTTAATCATGTTTTTATAAATGTATACAGATGCAAATTTAAATGAAATTTAATTACAAACCATATTATTTAACCACTAGTTAAACATTTAACAAAATTTTAACATTTTTAATTTGCTAATTATTTAACTCTCATTTAAATTTGTATAAGATTATTTAAATAACAGTTAAACAAAAACAAAACGATATGACAACTCTAAGAAACAAAGTTGAAGCTAAATTATTAAAGTGTAATAGTGAGAAAGCAGTAGCAGAAATGATGGCAAAACATTACGAGTACGCAGTTAGCAAGTACACAACATTAAAAACTATCTGCGAGTGTATCGTAACACTTGACTAAATAAATAATAAAGATGAAAGATATTACTAAAAATGAAGCCTTTCAGAACAAAATGAAAGCAACCTTATATAAGTGTAGTAAAAACCACAACACAAAATTATTATCAATGATTAACAAGCTTAAAAAATAACATCAATATGAAAAATTCAATATTAACTAAAGAACATACATCTGTAAGCTTAGACGCTATACGTGAAATACATGAGAAAAATAAACAGCTTCTCAGTCTGGGGTATATCTCTAAAATAGAATTCTTAGAAAATAATTTAATTCTTATCAATGAGCTAAGCAATTTTGATTCAAAACCCAGTATTAAGCTAGATTCTGCCATAGACGAATTTTCGATAGTTAGGTTTCGTTTAAGAATGCAGCTTTTAAAAAATACAAGTAAAAATTAATTAACAATAAAAAAAAATATAAAATGAAAAATTTAGTATCAACAGCCAAAGAACAAGCGGTTATAAACATTATTGCTGATCATCTTTTTCACGATCGTATTTATGATGGTATACATACGGTTTTAAATGCCTTTGCACCAAATGAAACTGATCATTCTCTACAAGGTGTATACAACGGTATAGATAACGCATTTGCGCTTATGGACATTGTAGATGAAGCTTTATGTGGTGAACTTACAGATATATTTTATAATACAACATGTGAACCACACGAAATAAGAACCGTAAATGAATTAGCCGAGGTTATTTATTACTCATGGTTAAAATTCATCAAAGATTATTACACAGTAAAAAAAGCATCATAATATGAACGAATTAATAAAAATACAAGACAACGGCGGTCAATCCGCCGTGTCTGCTCGTGAACTACATAAGTTCTTAGAACTTACAGAGCGCTTCTCAGTTTGGTTTGAAAGAATGTTACAGTACGGTTTTACTGAAAACGTTGATTATCAAGGGTGTAAGTTTTTTAACACCCTTGCAAATCAGACACTTACCGATTACGCTCTAACTATAGATTGCGCAAAAGAAATTTCAATGCTTCAAAGGTCTGAAAAGGGTAAACAGGCAAGAAGGTATTTTATTGAGTGTGAGAAGAAATTAAAGACTGGCGGTTTTACTTTACCGCAAACTTTCGCAGAAGCCTTAAAACTTGCAGCAAATCAAGCCGAGCGTATAGAACTGCAATCTATCGAACTTCGTAAACAAGCGCCAAAGGTTGAGTATTTTAACGAGGTTCTACAGTCTGAAAGCGTTTACAATACCAATCAGATAGCAAAAGAATTAGGCATGAGTGCTATAACGCTTAATCGAAAACTATCAGATATGAAGATACAGTATAAACAAAGTGGTACATGGCTATTATATCACGTTTATCAAAACAAAGGCTTTACCAAGACCAAGACGCATACATACACCGATACAGAAGGCAAAACACAGACAAGTATGCAGACCGTATGGACTGAAAAAGGTAGGGCATTCATACATCACTCAATTAAAAAGCTGCAAAGCGCATAAAACAAAGCCCGATTAATTTCGGGCTTTTATTTTGCATACTTTCTAAATGCTGAATGAAGCTTTAAATTTACATCATTCTTAACTAATTTATGCCAGTAATCTATATTTGATTGCTGGTATTTTTTATCCTGAATCCTGGCTTTTGGTTCACGAAGTAATATAAGAAGGTTAGAAAGGTTGTTCCGGAGGTTGTTGAATTTTGGATCTACTTCTGAATAAACATATTCAAGGGTAGTAGTTAGCCTTTCATAGATATGCTTTAGGTATACGTCTGTATATAGGTGAAAGCAGAAATAAGGTAGTTCTGGCTCTTCATAACCAAAAATAACATTCTCACAATGAGTCAGGAAATCCACGGTCAAAGCCATGAAGGTAAATTCCATTCCCTTAGTGAGGCGGTTGTATTCTTTTATTTCTTCTGGGTAAAGTTCCATTGCTCAAATTTACAAAAACTTCTTATTATCAGCTATAAAGTCAGGCTTTCGTTTCCAGTTTTTCATCTTGTCAGCATTATCTTTATGCCATTGTACGAAATTATCTGGAACATCACCAACATAGTTTTCTGAGGATTCTGGAGGGAGGTTCTGCCCGGCATTTAGTTCTTTTATAAATTCGGTCTCTGACTTCATAATCATTGTACGGAAGCACTTACATCCAACGTGCCATTTGCTCCAATCAAAATCCTTTGGGTATAAACCCTCTAACTCATCACACATGTCATAATGTTTGTGAGAAGGAGAAAGATGTATTTTCTGCCCTACAACATCGTTATTTGCCTTGATTCGAATTTGCTCAGACTTTCTATAACCTCCATTAATTATATCAACTGATAATCTAAGTGCATTTTTATGTGCGGACCTATAAACTCCTTGACCCGGATGATAGCTCTGAGCATTTTTAGATAAAACTAAGTTCCCGTGCTTGTCTCTTACTCTACGAAATAACTTATCAGGGTTATTCAAGTTTGATTTTATTGCTCTTGCCAACTCTTGAGCTGACATGCCTTCTTTAAAAGCTACTTCTATGGCTAACTCGATGTTTTCTTTTGCCTGCTGTGAAATATTCCACACTCTTTCTGAAACGGTGAATTTACCTGCTTTTCTATTCTGAAATGCTTCAAGTGCTTTTTGATTGTGAGACTGGTTTGCAATCTTCCGGATCTCTGTTTCATATATCTTCGGTGTAATCTTACCTTTTACGGAACCTAACCGAGCTTTTAAAATCTCATCTACTTTAGCATTTGCGAAATCCCACTCATATTCCGTGTAGGTCCTTATAGAATTTAGCAGGTTATCACGATAATTTACCAGGTACTTATCTACATCTTTTATGACGGATGGGTATTTTCGGAACTGAAACAACTCATCTTTAAGTTTAAGGCGAACAATTATAGAGGAACACGACAATAAAAGCTCATCAAATAGTCTATCGATAGCCAATAAGTACTTATTTATCCGTTTCCGGTGTAAATCGTCGTGATTCTTCATTACGCTTGCTCAATCTTAAACAATATCTTTTCTGCTTCTTCCTGATCTGTTGGCTGTGGGTGGTTTATATACTCAATTCCGTTAGCCGGTGAAGCTGCAGTAAAAGTTTTGTCAGCATTTATTGTTAAACTGTTCCATGTATGTTCTGAAAGTTCCTTTTGATAGTTGGTACAGAATGTCTTTCCGTTCTTTTCTCGGAAAACTTCTTTTTCGTAGCCATTGTCAACAAGGAATTTGTAGAAATTAAAGTTGTTCATCACTGGGTTTTATTTTTTTTTTGTAACAAGGTGAATTTTTAATACTGTCATAAGTTTTTTTAAGCTTCTTAGCCTCTACATGTAAGCTTTCAATTTGCAATGACTGAAATTCATAGTCTTTTTTGTATTTGTCTCTACATTGAACATATCCAAACGTTCTACCTAAAGAAAATACAATTGTTGCTACCATTGTATATAAAATAATCTTTGGAATATTAAATTTCATCGTCTTTTATTTTTAGGTTTAATACATTTAGGTTTCAGATTCTTTTTACCGGATTTTAAAATGCCATACTTTTTCATGGTTGTATTTTTTCACATTCTTCTGGTACTGCAGATACTTCCCTTTCGCTACCACAGGCCAAAATAAGTTCTCTGGCTCCGTTAATTCTTTTCACTACACCTACAACCAGTCTTTTGTACTGATCAGGATCATGCCTGAGGATTACCCAGTCACCTAATTGTATTAATGTTGGAGTAATCATAACATTTCTGTTGCTGCTCTTTGTTCTTGTTCTTCTTTAATTTGCTCTGCCATTTTATCCGGGTCCTTAATGCCGGCCTTCTCTCTGGCATATTTAGATGAGTAAAGCTGATTATTACCAGATAGCTCCATAAGCTTAGTGTAAAACTCCATTTCGTTTTTAACTACATAAGGTCTAATGTTAGCGGTAACATCTAATTTCAAGTTTCGGAACTTCACATTGAAGGCCTGTAAGAATTCTTTAATAATAGACGCTCTTCTTCTTAATGCCGGAACATATAAGGTAGTTTTTCTCATTACCTTTAGATGCGGCTCTACAAATACAGTATCTGCATTTCCGGAAGCGATAACATTGGCCATGCTTATCACATTATCAAATGAGAAATCAGGAGTATATGTAAAGCTGTGAATGTTATTCTTTAAGTTTTCAATCTCTGAACTCTGATTCTCGTTAGCCTGAGGGGGCGCAACGAATGCAGCCTTTGCACCTTCTGACATTTGGAGTACTTTGCCTCCGTTATTTTTCACAAATGAGCCGGTAACTTCTCCCTCCAAGGTAAGAATAGGTGAATTGAAATTCTTATTAGAAACACGGATATCATAGCAAGAATCTTCCAGAGCTTCAATTGTAGATTGTACGTCTTCCCATTCAACCTCTTTGTTATAATAGTAAACAATTGGGATCTTGCCAATAGGGTTAACAGCTCTTTCTTCTGTCCATCCGTTACCTTCATTTCTAAAGGTGATTATCTCAGAATCGGTATAAACTTCGAAAATTTGTATTTCTTGATCATCGTTTTTTATAGTAAACTCACGGCCAAAGCTTGCGAGATTAGCGTTTAAATCAAATACAGGATATAGTTTATATTCTTCTGGGGTTAGAAGCTTTACTTTTAACTTAAACATAGAGTTAAAGCCATAGTCATCATTATCACCTGGAACAGCATACCATAATTCTGCACATTCCGTCCATCTTCCTACCGAATCAGATATTTCCCTGTCAACAAACTTAACATCATTCTTAGTGATAACCTTTCCATGCACATCAAATAAAGTCGTATCCTCAATATTATTAGTATACTGAACTTCATTTCCAAATAGGAAAGAAGTAGCTATAAAAGTAACCTTCTTTTGATAAGCTAATCCAGATCTAATAACCGGGACCATTCTTTTCTTAGTACTTTCTTTTCCATTCTCATCTATTACCGTTTCTTCAATTTCCTTATCTGGATAATTGAGTTTATCTACACAAACTTTATGCTTTTTAGGATCAAACTCTTTATTATACTTTTCAATATCAGGCAAAGGAGTCTTTCTTTTTTTGAAACGCTCCATTTTTTGATCTATTGTTAATTCTTGTGCCATGGTTATTATATTAGGGAAGCAATGCGCTTCAGGTTATTGTTTACTGGTTTGTTAAAGTCAAAATATGCTCTCATTAATATCATATCTCGGTAATCCGGAGACCTTCCTATGTTTTCTTTAATTGTTGCTTTATTTACTAAGGTTATCACGTCATAATTCGGGTCCTGCTCTATGGTGTCTAGTTCCTCTTTTATTCTTTCCTTTTGCTCTTCCGATAATTCAGCAGAAATAAACATTAGATTCTTATTGATAATGTTCTCAGCCAGGTATACTAATAACTGTGTCTGAGCATTTTTATATTTCGGAGTATCTTTTTCATCGCCCAAATCTTCATCGAATGGCCTGCCGTTATTATAGAAACCTATGATATCAAGATTATCTACAACTCCTCCACCTACTCCGTCGGCATCAGCAATACAATTACTCTTCGGTATATAATACTTCTTTTGTAAGGCCTTGATACAATTCTGTATTTCCGTTGTCTTACTTATTTCAAACTCATGAACCTCTATAAGTTCCCAGTCGTCCCATACACCAATAACAGCTAAGTCGGAACCGAATCGGGCAACATCGGCTGTTATGTATTTCTGAGGTTTATTTGTTAGGTGATCATTCCGGAATAAGTCAAGAATCTTGTCATAGACACATAGCTTATATGGATTATCATCATATTCCCAGTTGCCGTTTAGTAATCTTTCTTTCTTTGCTTTGTCTTTAGTATTCTGGAGCTGTTCAATATAGAGCTTATCAATAAATGGATTATCCTGAACGAATGCTTGTAAAAACTTCTGTATTGGCTTTAGTAATTCCTCTTTATACGGCTTATAAAAGTGAGAATACATCCAATTCTTTTTCGGGTTGCAAGTGACAAACATTTTAGGAGCCAATCCTAGTTCCTTGTTCAAGTGCCTTCCGATACGGGTATTTAAAACATCAAATGCACCAAAGTTTATCTCTCCACCTTCTTCAATCCAACCTCCGGTATATTCTAATGAACCGAATCTTTCATATAATGGATCACTTGGTTTATGACGGAGGTCAAGCATGTCAATACGGGAGCCATTTTTAAATTGAATGTAGTTATCTTGGCCATTGTAATTCCACTCATTTGAAGGTACTTTGTATTCCTTGCAAACCTTTTGAAAGGTTATTAATGTAGAACTACGGATACGCTTTAGCTCTTCTCTACCTATAAACCATTTAGTATTTGGATATAATAAGCACATAAATAAAAGCCAGGATGCACCGGTCCATGATTTCGCTCCACCTGCAGCTCCACCATAACAAAACTCTCTAGTTTCAGTATCAGTTAAAATAAATAACGCCTGCTCTTGCTTTTCATGTCTTTCCCCATTATGGGTAGTTATGAAATCAAAAATCCCTTTCTTAAAAGCAATTGTTTTAAGACGCAAATAATCAATCGATATTTTCGGAGGATTCTGCATTTAATAAATCTCTTATTGTATCATCGGAAAGTTTGGAATAATCAACAGTTTGTTTTGTTTCCAATAACATTTCATCCTTTATACCTTCGTCTGACTTAAACAAAGTCATAAGCCTACTTGCATACTCCATTCGAGTATTAACACCAACCACCGCATCATAATAAACTACTTTGCCATCTTCGTCTTTTTTAATACTTCCTTCTTCGTCAAATTCGGGAGTCTTCATAGTTCCCCCTAATACAGCTCCTATCTGGAAATTATGTAGGTCTTGGAAGGTCTTCTGCCTTGCTGACTTCTGAATGTCTAACAAATCAGGATTTCTCCTGATTCGACCATATACAGAAATATATGTAACATCCAACATCTTTGCGGCCACTGTTGGTTGCCCATTAGATTTAATCAGAGCTTCCTTTAGCTCATCGTCTGTATATGAATCTACATTAGCCATATTAAATATTATTAATTATTACAGTCCTAATTCCTCCTTATCTACAGTTAGATAAACAGGCTGTAAAGGCTGTCCAAATGTCATCATAGAAAGGTAAAGACATTTCGTTTCCTTTATCTTCTCTATCTCTTCGTCAGTAAATTCCCAGCAGCTTATTGCTTGGCCATCTTCTGATTTATATACTGGTAATGGTTTGTATTCTGGTTGACCTTCACCGTACATTACATTTGCTTGCGGAAAATTCTTTGGTGTCATAATTATTATTTTTTTAAGTTAGGTGGAGTAATTAGTGGTTTCTTTGGGAAATGTGATTGCATTTTGTCCGGGTTATCTTGTAATTCTTTTAATCGCTGTTGAAATTTACTCGGGTGTTCTAATTCTTGTTTGTAGAATTCTTTACCAATAATTCCAACTCCTAATAACTCAGGATCTCCAATAAATCCCATTCCTCCTTTTCCATCAATCTCATACATCTTTTCAAATTCTTCCGGTTTAAGAGGATAAAACTCTCCATTAGCATTCTTAATGATAAAGTCTCCTACATCAGCTCTTTTCTGTCCTTCTGGTGTCTCTACATAAATACATGTACCGTTATGCCAGGCTTGAACTTTTATTTGTCCTTGATTCGCCCAATTAACAATAGCATCCATTGTCGGGCTTCCGGCTTCGTTGTTAGTTGTAAATTCCATTACTTCTACTAACTCTGGTTTTCTCCTGTATATTTTCATTCTAATAAAATTTTGATTTTGTTTTCTGGCTTGTAACATGGTAGCCTTTGCAGATCTTACAGTAATATGTTCTCTTAGGAATGCGGCTCCGGCTGCTAGTGTGTTTACATTTCTCTATAACACGTCTGGCAGCTCCTTCGGAATCGTATGTTTCCTTATCACATATTGTTGATCTTTTCTGCAAGCTCTTCTCCTTTTATTATTTTTACGTCGGCACTGATACCGAATTGTTCTAAGAAAAACACTTTGTTCTCATAGGAATCAAATGAAATAGTGAAATATGGATCACCTTCATATACAGCTCCCTGTTTTACCTGTTCTTTTACCTTTTTTACAGCGTCAATCTTTTCCTGTCTCGATTTCTCTTCGAGTTCTTCACGTTCCATTTCCGAAATACTAGCCTCTGGTGTTGATACGGAATTGTCCAACTCTTGTGTAATTGACTTTTCTTTCTTAGTTGCTTGTGGTTCAAACACTGGAACGTCAACTTCTACAGGTTCCGGCATTTCCATTTCTATGAAAGACATATCAACATCATCAAGTCCGGCAATGTCAATATCTATATCCGGAATCATTAATGCTAACTTAGCATAGTCCATTTCCCCCTGTACGCTTTTTGAGTTGAAGAAAATATTTAATTCTTTCTCTGTCTTCAGGTCCACATCTACTACCTCAACTTTAATTTCGTAATCATTCTCCTTCGTTACTGGATTGTAGTTATTAATTTCATCAGCAATGTCTAATTTCTGATGCCCGGAAACCAGGTGAGAAGTTTGTTCATTCCATACCATCCCTCCAATAATTCCGTTTTTCTTAATATTAGCCTTAAGCCCCTTTCTGGCATCGACGGAAATATTTCTTGGATTATATGGAGCCGGAATTATCTGACTACGCCAAATTATACGTGTCTCAGATTGTTTAACCTTGTTTTTTGTACTCATATTCAAAAATTATTCGTTCAGCATCTGGAAACTCGGCAATAATCTTCGTCAAGTCTTCCGGAGCATTGTTTTTACACCACATTAGAAAGCCGATATCATCAATAGCTGTTCCTTGACTTTTAGCATTACCCAGCTTTGAGTATTGTAAAGGCTTTATTAGCCTCTGTTTTTCGATATATGCTAAAACTTCTTTGTTTTTCCAAAGAGAAAGCGGATATATCTTCTTTGTTTTCTCATTTGTGATTTCATCATCATAACTACGAAGCATCAAACGACGATTCATACTATCAGCCATTTTAAAGCCGTATACCTGCCA